AAAGTACATAGTTTTAGGCAGATGAGTTCCTTCAATTAGGTAAAATAAGTGGTGAGTTTTATTTACAGATGGCAATATCTCAAATTTTAAAAAATGTAAGTCCTTGTATATCAATGTATTTAATCGTTTAAGTTAAAAAACAAAGGATAATTATTAATAGTAAATATTTAACCATAAGTTATTGCCGGTGTTTGGTTTATAAAGATGAAACTGTGGCTCTTAGTTGTTTACAGATGGAACCGTTATTTTTTCCTTTTGTAAATTTATGCTAAAAAGTACAAAATTGTACCAAGGAACTTTGATCGAGGTCGTAAGACAGGGATTTGATCGTAAGTCGTTGATATTTGCCCGCTATAGAGGGTTGAAACCCAGAGGTGTAGGTGCCAGGGCAGATGAAATATACCCGCGGCACAATTTAAATTTAAAAAAGTCTTTAATTTTACCCATTTCTAGGGTAGGGGGGGGGCCCCACCTCTATATGTTTACACAGATGATAATTTATTTTTCGTTAGTTAACACGTGGGAAAGATCTAAAGTCTAACACCCTGGTTATTCAATCACCAACCCCGGTCTGGGTATCTCAAATCTCGACCGGGCGCACCCCACTAGGTATTATATGATTGAGAATCTTGGCTATGTACTTTCTGGATTTATAATCTATATTATATCAGATGGAGAACGTGCACATCGTCAAACCGCCAACCTCATTTCTTGAGGCTTACTACGCGCTCTGGCTTAAGGGTTTGGAGAACGATCAACTACTGTCTGAATTACAGCGGCTCGAGGACGGGAAGCGGTACACGCAGGCCTACGTCAAACGGCACCTACCCACGATACACGCCTTCTGTCGTCAGCACCTGCAGAACGATACCCGGGTATCCTTAACAAATGATAAACGACCAACCATGGTTGAACTAACCACCACCAGGCGGGAACGGTTGTTGGAGTACGCCGGCCTCGGTTACCCGATCGATAAGGTCGCGCGGTTGCTGAACGTGCCCTTGGTAACGATAACCGAACTTTGGTACAAACTGGATGGTGCTCTAAGGGACGAGGTTGAGGTTATGCGGGACGAGTACGACGCTCGAGTACTACGCGCAATACACCGCAGAGCTATCGGCTACGAACTGGATGATGACCGGGTAGCCGAGGACGTGAACGAGAACCTAGACAAGGAGGGACGATTGGTGATCACCAAGTCAACACGGCGAAGTCATCAGATCTGCCACGTGCCAGGGTCGACGACGGCCCAAAAGTTGTGGGCAGCCAATCGATTTGGTTGGACCGATAACCCAACTTCGGCGAGCGCGGATGAGGAACGAACGGAATACGACATACGTGAACGATTGTATGAGGACGATGATGGTCAAGCGAATCTTTAGGCCGAGTGCTAAATCAAGGGACGTGTGGCGTCGCCGCGATGAGGGGCGTATCCGCCTGCTGGAGGGGGCAGTTCGGTCAGGGAAGTCCTACACCGCGAATGACCTAGCGATCTTCGAGATACAAAAGCTTCCATCATGCAACGTCCTCGTCTCCGGATACTCGATCACCTCGGTCGCTCGAAACGTCATCGCCGAATGGAAGCGGGCGATCAACCCACCAAAGTGTGACCTTTTTAAATCGGTCCGCGAGGACAAGGATGAGTACATGATCATCAACTGGCGCGGGCTTCGTGGCAAGAAGTTCTACATCCGGGGTGCTGGTAAGGAGAACGACTTCATGCAGATCCAGGGCGCGACCTTCGGGTACTGGCTTGCTGATGAACTCACCCGACATTGCGAATCGTTTGTCGACATGGCTATCTCTCGACTATCCTTGGAGTACTCACGAGCGACCTGGACTACAAACCCCGATCATCCGTTGCACTACGCAAAGAAACGCTTCATCGATGAGGCTAAACTATACCTGAAGGACGGGACCACCGGGATGGCTGAGATGGTTAGGTTTACGTTCTATCTACAGGACAACCCATCACTATCCAAGAAGTATCTAAACGGGCTTGAGAACCTGTACCACGGCGTCTTCAAACAACGTTATCTGTATTCACGATGGGTGATGGCCGAGGGGGCGATCTACGACTTCTTTACGACCGGGGTGCACACTAAAAAGATAAGGCAAACCGCGGATATTCGGTACGTTGGGATCGACTGGGGCACGCACAACCCGACGTGTTTCCTTATGTTTGGGCGTAAGTATCAACCCAAGGTTGGGGAACCTAAAATTTGTCTTGAACGAGAGTATTACCATGACAGCGTGAAGATCGGACAGCAACTAGACACGGCGGAGTACGCGGAGAGGTTCTGTGACTTCATCGGTCATCAGGACGTTGGTTGCGTGATCTACGATCCCTCAGCGATCGCACTGATCCTATCGATCAAGAAAGCCTTGGCTGTTCGTGGTCGTAGCCTAGTCTTTCGAGCGGCGAACAACGACGTCATCGAAGGCATCTGTACCCAGCAACGTATGTTGAAGAGCGGTGAGTATATAATCGGGGATAATAATACACAAACAATAGCTGACTATGGCGCCTACGTGTGGGATAAACGAGCGGCCCTTCACGGTGAGGATAAACCCATGAAGGAGAATGACCACACCAAGGACGCTGAACGATACGTGTTACACACGCTGTTCGGTGGTGCCATGATCGACTACCTTTCGGCTTTGAAATAAGGAGATAGTATGGAAAAGGACAGGATGGTCGCTTTTGACGGTTGGCAAAACCTCTTTGATGGTCGTGGCGTGTTGGGTAAGGATAAGCGCCTATCGACCACATTCTCGGCTCGTAACCTACTGACCGAGGGCGAACTTTCAGAGATGTACACGACCGACGGTCTGGCCCGAAAGATCGTGGACAAACCGGTCGAGGAGATGATGAAGCGAGGGTTTAAGGTCGAGGGCGACGTTGACAGCCTGATCCAAGCAACCTTTGATGAGCTCGATGCGTGGACGTCCTTGAACGAGTTGTTAACCTGGGCTCGTTTGTTTGGCGGAGCGGTCATGGTGATGGGACTCGATGATGGGCAGTTGATGGACATGCCGGTAAATGAGCGCGGTCTTCGACGGGTCGACTTCTTACGGGTATACGACCGTCACCAAGTGACGGTCAATTACCCAACTGACCTGTACAACGACCCGATCGATCGTCGATACGGGCAGATACAGTTTTACAACGTGCAACCGTTGGACGGTTCCATGCCGTTCAGGGTTCATGAAAGTCGCGTCGTGGTCTGCAATGGTGAGAACGTGCCACAACGTGTGCGGATCTTGAACCAAGGTTGGGGTTTACCGGTCCTGCAAACATGCTTCGATCAACTACGCCAGGTGGGCATGGCCTACGATGACGTAGAGACCATCCTAGACAGCTTTGTGACCACGACTGTGACTATCAACAACCTGATGGAGTTGATCGCTGGTGGTCAAGAGAGTGCTATTAAACGAAGACTAGAACTGATGGACCTTTCACGGTCGATGTTGAACACGATCCTCCTGGATAAGGAAGAGACCTTTGAGAAGAAGGCGTCCACGGTTACCGGACTTCCGGAGGTCATGGACAGGTACCTCCAGGCGCTGTCCGCGGTGTCGAACATCCCACTACGTGTGCTCATGGGACAGCAGGTTGGTGGTATGAACAACAAGGGCGAGGGAGAGACCGGTGACTGGTATGATCTGATCGCTTCGAAACAGGTGCGAGAGTATAAACCGATCCTTGAGACGTTGGTGCGATACTGCATGCTTGCTCGCGAGGGTTATTTTAAGGGTAGAGAACTGAAAGACTGGTTTATCGTCTTTAATCCATTGACACAACCCACCCAAAAGGAGATTGCCGAGACTCGAAAGATCAACGCGGAGGCGGATTGTGCTTACGTAAACGTAGGTGTGCTCGATGCGACTGAGGTTGCCATATCCAGGTTCGGTGGCGCGAAGTACGGCGATGACATAAAACTGAACGAGGTCGAGGATCGCAACCTCGAGAAACCGGAAAGTAAGAAAAAGGAGGATGGTGATGAAGTATAAACCAAGATACTTTATTGTTGAGGAGTTGGTACCTCCTGACATATTTAAAAGGTCGGGTGATGCTGCTTTGGACTTGCTTGATGACCGTATCTTACAAGCAGCGGACACGTTAAGGAGCCATCTTGGCTTTCCGTTGACGATAAACAACTGGCACCTTGGAGGGGAACGGCGATACTCAGGGTTTCGACCAGAGGACTGCTCTGTCGGTGCTCCAAGAAGTCAACACAGGCAGGGTAGGGCACTCGATATCATCAGTGACGACATGAGCGCAGCTTCGATGCGAACCTATATACAGAAAAATGCCATGGTGTTTAAGGGTTTGATCACTCGGATAGAGGGTGGGGTTTCATGGCTGCATATCGACTGCAAGGAAACCGGTCTCTCAGAGATACAGGTATTTAAGGCATGAACCTGCAGAGGATAAGATACAACCTCCGTTTTGGCGATCGTCGACCATCAAAACGTCGCGTTGTATGGTTACACCCAACATCGGTGGCTAGACTATACAACCAAGCCCTCCAAGCGATGATAGAGGATTGGCATCAAAGGATCGTAGAGTGGTTGCCGGAGCAACTCAAGGTTTTGTTGGTTGAACAGGCCATGGAGATGCGGCAGGATTCGGTCGCTGACACCATAAATAGAGTACTCGAAGCACTTAAACTACGCCTATCAACCAACAAACTAAACCCAGAGACGCTGCTCGCGGATATCGGCCAACGGACCTCAAGGTGGAATGACCAGCAATGGCAAAAGACCTTGAAAAATATCATGGGGGTGAACATAAGTTTAAGGGAACCCTGGTTGATCACCAAGTTGAGATCGTTCACCGATGAGAACCTAACCTTGATAAAATCGTTGAAGGGTTCGATGCTTGAGAAGACCGAACAGGTCGTTCGTCGAGGTCTCGCCGTAAATAAACGGCACGAGGTAATCATGCAGGAACTCATAGATGATCTTGGTGTAACTAAGAATCGAGCAAGGTTGATAGCACGTGATCAGGTGAGCAAGTTAAATGGTGAGTTAACCGCGGTTCGACAACAAGATGTTGGCGTAACCACATATACATGGGAAACTTCGGATGATTCACGCGTCCGTGGGGCGACAAAAACTTCAAAGAGCCACAGAGTTTTAGATGGTAAAGTTTGTTCATGGCAGGATTCGTCGGTCTACTTCGATGAGGATGGTAAAACCTGGAAAAAACGAACGTCGATACAGGGCTACGTTGGTATCCCAGGACAGGATTTTCAATGCCGATGTTGGGCTAACCCAATATTTGAAGATTAACAGATGAAAGTGATCGAGCACAGTTTTGCAGATAAACCAGTTAACAACTTTTCACTATCTTTTTAGGAGGAAATCATGGAATTGACACGAGATCTTGACGGAAACGTAAAGAGGATGACGGCCCCTGGGTAACAAATCGCCGATACTCATCGACATAAGTTCAACGGATCACGTCCTGACCGCACCTATCAAAGCGTTAACCTCGTGCGGAGGGAGTAAGATCATGGTCACGATGACCATCGGTGGAGTGGAGGTGTCGAACGTACCACTACCAGCCATGGGGTCGTTGCGGGTGATCAACGTAACGAAGATCGAGAAGACTGGGACGGATGCCACGGGTATCGTAGCGTGGTCGGATGACGAAAGTATATGATTTAGTAAAATAACAGTGTACAAATTAAAAAAAAGAATCTAAATTAATATATTATGAATAAGATGATTCGACACGATACCGGGCGTGAGATCTTAAACGTCTACAAGACCGATCAAGGATACCTTCGTGGTATCTGCCGAGTAACTCGTACCGGTATCTTCTTGTACAAAAATCCTGATGGAACCATCCGTAGGGAACTGCGACACCCGGACGAGGTGTTTGCTAAGGATACGATGGATTCGTTGAAGATGATCCCGATAACCAACTTGCACCCTACCTCCAATGAGGGCCTTGTGTCGGCTGACACCGCCAAGGCCCTTTCCATCGGGATGACGGGTGAGGAGGTCTTCGCGGACGGTAAGTTTGTCGTCGTGCCGATCGCCATCACCACCAAGGATGGTGTGGACGCGGTTGAGACTGGTCGTGAAGAACTATCGCTTGGTTATACCTTTGAACGGGATGAAACCCCCGGTGAGTATGACGGACAACGATATGATCTAGCACAGCGAAGTATTAGGTACAACCACCTAGCGATCGTCGAACGCGGTCGTGCTGGTGTTGAAGTAAGATTGCTTCGTGCCGATTCAGGCGTCGAACTTACTGAGGAGGAGAGTAATGAACACCTTCTTCTCGTTGACCAGGTTTGTGATGGTTGTGGATCGATCTTTAAAAAACGTAAGGACGACAAAACTACAACCTGTGAAGGGTGTGGTAAAAAACTTAAAAAACAAACGGACGGTATTGAACCTAATCTTGGGAGTACTATGGTAAAGATTAACTTGGATGGTAAGGACTTCGACGTTGACGAGGGCCTTAAACAGACGATCGATGTGTTGTTGGCAAGTGTTAAGTCAAAAACAGCTGCGTTGGATGCGACCTCGGCTGAACGTGATTCGTTGACCGAACAACTGAAGGTAGAACGTGAGAAACACGGTGATCAAGCGATCAACGCCATGATCAAGGAACGTGTTGCTTTAGAGAAGGTCGCACATGACTTTCTCGACGAACCTATGGCCGCGAAGATCGGTGACCTGTCGAACCTTGATCTTAAAAAAGTGATCGTACTCAGCGTGCACAAGGACGCCAAACTCGATGGCCGGTCAAATGAATACATCGACGCGCGGTACGATTCCGTGGTGGAACTTGGGAAACCGGGTAGTACGATCGAATCTCAACGAAAAACGGTAAACGGTGACCAGGGATCAAAGATCGCCACGGATACCGCGGACAACGCGTCGAAGGCGATGCGTGAACGATTACTCAACGCTTATAAACGATAACGGAGGACAAACATGCAGACGTCTTATGATTTTTCAATGGCAAGGTCCTTTGCAGGGGCAAAGGCTGGTATCGGTGATGATTACGTCATCACAAAATTAGCCCGCGAGGCTGTTGGCACGGGGGTTGGTGTTTTCAAGGTCTACGGATCTGAAACACAGGCCCGTAAAGCGGTTGAAAACCAAACGGTGATCACCGATAGTGCTGGCACCTACACCGCGGGGTCGATCGTGGTCACGGTGAACGGTACGGTTATCACCCAGACCTACGACACGGACAAGAATACCACCTTAACAGCCCTGGCTGCGGCGATCGCTGCCGGTGTTGCAAACGTGTTAGCGTGCACCTATTCATCTAGTGCACACACGATCACGATCACAACGCGTAACACAACGTTGGTGGTTACGGTCAACATCACTGGGATCACCGGTACGATGACCATCTCGAGTGTGACCAACACATCCTTGGACTCAGCGACCAACTTTCTTGGCGTTACCGTGCATGATCACGCTCGGGAGCAGAGTCTCACTGGTGCGGTTGAGTACCTTGCAAATGATGCCATGTCGGTGATGGAAAAGGGAGCGATCTTCGTCCAGTGTGAGGAGACTGTGACCGCCGATGATGCTGTCTACGTGCGGGTTATGACTGATGGGGCTAAACTTGTAGGTATGTTTGGAAAAACATCGACCGCAGGTCAGACGGTAGCCTTAACGAACTGTCGATTTGACCTCGGTGGATCCACTACCGTACCGGCCAAACTCGTTATCAACCGACCATAATAAGGAGCAAACAGAGATATGAGCAAGACTTTTACAAATTTGGATGCAAATGAAAGCATCTTCTTTGCCCGGGAACTGGAGTACGTCAAGAAAAACACGTATGACGTCCTCTTCCCAGAACTGAAGATGGTAAGTTTAATACCGGTCTCATTTGAGGCTGGCCCGTCGGCGGAGACCATCACCTTTGAATCATACACGATGCTTGGTATAGCCAAGGTGATCAGTAACTACGCGGACGACCTTCCACGCGTAGATGTTAAGGGTACCGAGGACACCGTGCGGGTAAAGAGTCTTGGGGATGCTTACGGATACAACCGACAGGAGATCAAGGCCTCCATGGCAACCGGAAAAAATCTTCCCACGCGAAAAGCGACAGCCGCGCGCAAGGCGATCGATACGTTGATCGACACCATCGCCCTCACAGCGCGGGCGACCGACGGTCTGTATGGCGGTCTGTGCGGCTTGCTGTATAATGCCAACGTTACCAAGGGGGCGGTTGCAACACGTGGGGGACACGTAACCTGGGCAACGAAAACACCGGCTGAGATCCTCGCAGATCTTAACGCTGCGGTATCAAACATGGTGACGTTGACCAAGGGTATAGAGGTTCCGGATACCATCCTATTGCCGATAACGCAATGGGGGTTGATCAGCACCACACCCTTGCAATCGGGTAGTGATACTACGATCCTTGAGTTTTTTCTGAAACACAACCCGTCGATCACCAAGGTGGAGTGGCTCGCACAGTTGACAAACGTCAACCCGGTACCATCTACCGGTGCGTTATCAAACACGGATTGCATGGTCATCTACAAACGGGATCCAAACAAGTTGACGCTTGAGATTCCGCAGGCATTCGAGCAGTACGAACCTGAGGTGCGCGGTCTTGAGTACATCATACCTTGCACAGCTCGTTGTGCTGGGGTGATCATATACTATCCATTGTCAGTGGCGGTGTATGAGGGGATTTAATAAATAGACCCGGTGATGTCGCCGGGTCTACAATTTTGAAGGAGGGTGCTATGATCGTGAAGAATGAAAAGGCCTGCGTCCTTGTCTTTGGGTCTGTTATGCTGATACCTGGAAATAACTTCGTCGACGACAAGGTCCGGGAATACCTAATGACGGATGCGTCCTTTAAGGAAAAAGTGTCACTGAAGATCTTGAACGTCGTTGACGAGCAGGGAAGTGATACGTCGATGGTTGATGATGAGGCAAAAGCCGTGGCGGTTGTAAAGAGTACGTATGACCGATCAACGTTAAAAAAGTTATCAAAGACAGAAACCAGGGCAACGGTGCAGGCTGCGATCGCTGAACAGGGCACAGAACTCTCAAGATCGGATAGATGATGATATCAGCGCAAGCCCTCATCACTCTACGTGGGCCTCAATTCTTAGCAGATACACGCCTTAACGCGTTGATAGCCTACGTCAGTTCTACGTTATCCTCGACCTCACTTGGCGATCGCTGGGGCGAAGCCGTGGGTTTAAAGGTGCTGCACATCTTAACTTTAGAGCAGATTTCCGGTGGTTCCGCTCCAGGTGTTGGCACCTCATCCGGCGTGCAGGTTGGACCCGTCGTGAGCAAGAGTGAGGGGGACCTTTCGATCACGTACGGTACGGCGAGTCTTGCTGGTATAACAGCAAGGGCGATCGGCGATCTTGCCAGTACTAGTTTTGGCCTTGAATTGGCCTCATTAATACGATCGTCCATCGTTTGCTTTAGAGATCGAACGATCTAACATGACCACCACGATCATCGACAAAGGGTGGAACGCCCTGGTTGATCGAGTTTCAAACGGTGTTTTTACTAAGGTCGGTTATCCAACCGAGGTAGGTGAACACGATGAGACCGGCCTCGAGATCGTTCAACTGGCCGCGATCCATGAATTTGGAACCAGGGACATACCGATGAGATCTCATGTTAGGTCGACCTACGATGAGCACATAAACGACCTTGAAAAGTATGCCAGTATTGAATTTGGCAGGGTTGTAGACGGCACTCAAACAGCCTTGCAGGGTATAAAACGGCTTGGGGAACGACACACTGCGCAGATAAAGAAGAGGATAAAGGATGGACCGTTTGAACCCTTAGCACCAGAAACGATCGCAAGAAAGAAGAGTGATAAACCACTTATCGACACCGGTCAGATGCTGCAGTCTGTGCAACACGTTGAGGATAAAGATGAGCTTGTTTAATTTAAAAACGTTTACGGTGTATCCACAAAATGCTGGGTCCTATACACTCGGTCGGTGGGTTGATACTGCAGGAACCTCATATACGATCACCGGTACGAGTCAACCGGCAAGTCCAAAAGAGGTTCAAACGTTACCAGAGGGTCGGCGACTAAACTCAGTACTTCGATTGTACACAGCATCAGACCTTAATGTATTAACCTCTACCAGGTCTCCAGATCAGGTGTTAGTTGATGGAACTCGCTATGAGGTATTCAAAAAAGATATTAGAAATCAAGGTCTAATCTCACATTACAAGTATCTATTAACGGAGGTGGTTTGATGGGCAATCTACTCTCGCAGTTGACGGAGGGTGGTGTAACTGGGTTATTAAAGGGTGTCGGTAGTGCTGCGAAGGATATCCGAGAAGCGGTGACCGGAAAGTCCATACTTACCTCAGATGACCGGTTAAAGATCTTACAACTGACGCAGGAGATGGAGACAGCGGCTTTAAACGCCGACGTTTCGGTCGCTAACTCACAGATGGAGATAAACAAGGTAGAAGCCGCGGCAACCTCGTTCTTTAAGAGCGGGTGGCGACCCGCAACTGGCTGGATCTGTAATTTGGGTTTACTCTATCAACTCATCATCAGACCATTAGTACCTTGGATTTGTGACACCTGTGGCTATCAGGTAGCGCAGTTACCGTCGTTGGACATGACAGCACTGTTATCTCTACTTGGCGGTATCCTTGGTCTTGGTGGTTTTAGAACCTTCGAGAAGGTGCGGGGTTTAAAGTGAATCGAACAACTATCGAGAACAACCTGTATACTTGGATATTAGGCATCGTCACACCAACACCAGTGACCTTCTTAGATCAAAACGCCCCGCGATTAACCGTAGATTATGTAGGTTTACGTGTAAACGCGGTTCAAAGTATGGGATTAAATGGGTATAAATCAAAACCAACACCACTTGGCGTGATCACCATAACGCAAGACATGGAGTTCAAGCTGATGATCATGGGTTACGGATCGAATGGGGTAACAGCCCTTGGTTTGATCGAGGATGCCCTTCAAAACCCAGCGAAATTACGCTTGTTGGAAACCTACGGACTTGCCTATCTTTCAAATGATGGGTTGATGAACGTTCCTGAGATACGTGGAAACCACTTTGAACCCAGAGCGTCGCTTGATGCATCCTTTAGGATAGCGAACGTGCAGGCATATACGGAGCCGCTGTTGGATTACGTTAACGTGGAACTCACGGTCAAGGAGGGAACCAGAGCAATCTTTTCAAAAGTTATATAAAAGGGTTTACTTTTTTACGTTTATAATCTAAATTTAAATAAAAGCTTAGGGGGGTTTTCTATGGATATCTCGAACATAGTTTCGGTCACCGTTTCAAGGGAGACGCAGACCGTATCGCAGACCGGTTTTGGCGTTATCAACATACTAGGTCCAAATGTCAACCTATCTACCAGATTAACTAGATACTCGTCGTTGTCTAGTCTTGCCACTGTTTTGCATGGCGGGGTACTAGCCCCAGAGTACCTAGCTGCGCAGGCTATATTTTCGCAATCTCCAAAGGTGAGTGAGATAGCACTAACGGGTCAGGTTGGAACCAAGACGATCACCGATAGTGCTGGCACCTACACCGCGGGGTCGATCGTGGTCACGGTGAACGGTACGGTTATCACCCAGACCTACGACACGGACAAGAATACCACCTTAACAGCCCTGGCCGCGGCGATCGCTGCCTTGTCAACCGTAGCCTCCGCGGTGTACAACTCAGGAGTGCACACCATCGTAATCACACCCGAAACAGGGGTCTTACTGTCGATCTCGGTAACCTTAACAGGGATCACCGGTACGATGACTATGACCATCACAGCAACGGCTACTGAGAGTGCGATCGATGCCCTTACGGCGGTACGCCTATATGATGATGATTGGTACGGCCTCATCGCTACTACGCGAGATGCGACCACACAGGGGTTGATAGCTGCTTGGACGGAGGCAAATAGCAAGGTCTTTGCCTGTGCTAGTGCAAATGCGAACATCGTAAACGTAGCCCCGTTATCTGACACCACATCACTAGCGGCGGTACTCAAAGCCGCAGCATACGATCGCACTATCTGTATGTATGACGCGTTGGCTGCAACCACATATCCGGAAGCCGCAGTCCTTGGTAAGGTCTTTCCATTACACCCAGGGTCATACGCCCTCATGTTTAAAACCCTGGTTGGTGTAACCAGGTCGTTGTTGTCCGAAACGCAGAGTTACAATGCTCGTCAAAAGAACTGCTTGGTATACGAGACCATCGGTGGTGTGAACATCCTTCAGGAGGGTAAGATGGCCTCCGGGGAGTATTTTGACGTCATCGTTTTCATCGATTGGCTCGTTGCTCGTATAAAAGAAGCGGCCTTTGCGAACTTTGTTAAACAAGGCAAGGTTTCATTTGATGAGGATGGAATCCTAAGTTGTCGTAATGCGATCGAACCGCCGTTTGAAGAGGGTCTCAGTTATTCAGGTATCTCTCCATTTGCCTATGACAGCGATGGTGTTCAGATCGGCGGGTACTTCTTCACGGTTCCAAAACTTGCAGACATCTCGGCGATCGACAAAGCAGCCAGAACCCTAAATGGGTTGAAGGCAACGGCGTTCCTTGCTGGTGCTATTCAGAAGATGACCTTGGATTTGACCATAACATATTAAGGAGTTTTTTCATGTCTTTAAAAACACTCGACCCGTCAAAGGGCAAATGTTTGGTGGGAGGTATCCCACTCTCCGGTTTTTCCGACAACATCATCGAGATAGAATACGATGAAGAGACCTACACGTTGGATACGGGAGCAGATGGAGAGTCCACACGTATCTTAAATAAAAACCAAAATGGTAAGGTAACCATCTATCTTAAGCAGTCTAGTACTTCGAACGATGTTCTTAACGCGCTAGCTACTAAGGATCGACTTGACGGCTCCGGTGTGGTTCCATTCCTGTTTACCGATCTTTCCGGTCGTACCGTGGCCGCAGCGGCCCAGGCCTACATCACTAAACCGCCAAAGTACGGGTTTGGCAAGGAGATTAAAGAGCACGCTTGGGTCTTGCAATTGATCAACCTTAAACTGTCGATCGGTGGCAATTCATAATTGATTGGAGGATAGGATGTCATTTGATAAGTTTAAACCAAAGAGTAAGAATATCGGGGGCCTTGTCGTTGAGGTGGTGCCATTTCCTGTTCGGACTGCGATCGCCCGAAAGTTCCAACTGGCAAAGTTGCTAGGTTCACCCATCTTGGGTTTTATAAAAAGCTTCTTGACTTCGTTAAAGCAGAGTAAGGTTGGCACCTCCTTTTCGTTCAGTGACTTTGATCTAGACACCATCCCAAATGAATTGCTTTCGTCGGTTGACCCTGAGTCCCTGACTAAACTTGTGCTAGATCTGTGCGAGAATGTTCGTGTAAATGACCGCGAACTTACTGAAGAAGTGATGAACGAGGTTTTCGTTGGAGACCTACTCTTGCTTTATAAGGTTGTGGCATTTGTCTTGGAGGTAAACTACCGAGATTTTTTCGCCCAAGCTACTACGTTGAACAACGTGGTAGCGGTGAAGTAAAGCACCAAGATATTTGGGATCGCGTAGACCCATT